CCGGTTGTTGAAAACGAAAACGTATACGAACCGGCACCACTTGGATCAAGAGCAGGCACGCCGGTAAATCGCTGTGTTAGTAGTGCGTACGTTGCATCGACCGAATACAACCCTTTACCGATACGTCTTGGATCGAATCCGGTTAATCGCAACTGACCGAATGTTCTGGGTAATTCTGACTCCAGAAACCCCACCACATCTTCTAGTGTCGGATCGGTATTCAAGTCAGCCACGTAGTAACGCAATGACGCTTGCACATCACCCGAACTTGGGACCGATATTCCATCGTCTTGCGGAATGAGTTCCATTATTGTGCAAACCTCACTTGATTGCCTTTTTGGTCACGCATGAGTCGAACTTGCTCTTGCTGCAATGCTTTCTGCTCTTTGATTTCGCGAAGGATATCTTTTTGCGTCTGCCAGACTGGATTGCCGCCGGATGCCTGAAGTGCAAACGTGCCACGGATCCCGCCACTACCAGCCACGGACGCACGAGCGGCTAACGTCTGGTCAATACCAGCTTCGCGGTCTTTGCGTTGACGGTCACGCTTGGCAACGGCACTTTCGGTCGATGTTGCAATCTCGGCCCTCAGTGCATCGATTTCCGCTTGCAAAATACGTTGCTTTTCTTCAGCCATTTTGGCTCGTGATTCTGCTTCATTGTCAGCACCGATTTTGGCGAGTCCACTGCCAATCTCGAGTCCCTTACCAGCTTGTGATAGCGACTTGCCAAGTTCTTTCAGTGGCCCTAATTGCTCACCAATTTGAGGGAAGTACACTTTGGCTGCAATCGAAAACCCAACAAGTGTATCACCAACCTTACGGAGTGCATCACCTAGTATTTCACCAAGCTTGATAGCCATCTGATCCCATGCGGCCAAAATTCCGTTTGTCATGGTGTCGAATGCTGCGGTTACGTACTGAGAGCCTTGCGTGAATAGCAACTGGATTTGCTTCCAAGCAATTTCAAACGATTTGGAGAAATCGCCGGTTTGAAGTGCCGCTACAACTCCAAATTGATCGAGCCACTCGATAACTTCCACAAGTTGACCAACTAGCCACGACGCTGCATCTGCTGCCGCTTGCATCGCTGGCAATGCTGCTTCGATGATAATCGCACCCACGTCGGCAAACTTCTTGTAAATGCCGTCAATAGTACGCTGTAAATCAAGCATACCCTGAGCCGTCCTGGGATTTACCTTGGCTTTATCCCAAACCATGCTACCGATACTTGCCACGCTGCCAAGTGCCTTCGTGACACCTTGGGCAATCAGCGTACCGGTAGCCACGGAGATAGCCGATATGCCCTTGCCGAATTCCTTAACTTTCGCGGATGCCGCTGCAAGCGTAGGCTTGATGCCATCGCCTTTAATGACAAGATTTACAAACACTTCACCTGCCGATAAGGATGCCATTTTAGCCTCTCAATATCTCGGCAACTCGTGCCTGAAAATGCTTACTGCGTTGGTACTTTTCAAGCCCCGATTGCATGAATGAACGCTGTGGATATCGGGCTGCAACGGTCGTTTCGGTAACGGTGAAATCGCTGACAAGGAAAATACGCCGACGTGTCTCGATTGCCATCTTTCGAAAATCGGTACGTCGCGACCAGTATTCCAGTTGCTTTAGGATTCGCTTATTCTGCTTTGCTTGTGCCGGATCGAATATCCACTTCGTTTCACGAGTTGGGCCGAATGTAATCTTACGACGCATTGCTGTGCCGCCGAATTCATGTAGAGCAGGTTGCGGAGTGCTTCCGTCCTTCGATCTTGACGGCCATTTGATAACCTTGATCTGAGCCGTATCGCCACCGGGCATTAGGTTATACGTGATCTTACGGAGGCCGTCGTCTCCAGCCAATCGCTGACGCGGAGGCTTACCGGGCTTAGATGGCTTATTGGTCTTGGCTCTGGTGAGTCCTTGTTGGATTTTCTTTCGACACGTAGCCGCCGCCCGGTACATGGCTCGATGTTTATTTTTAGACATCATTGCCATAACGGCAGGACGATCGAAAAAACGCTCCTTGTCCTTTGCGTCAAAGTAAAAGTTTGAGTCAATGAATTTGAGTGTCATTCCCTCACCTTTACTTCACTCGCTTTTACAATCGTATGAGTTTTGCACATGCTGCGGTATTGCTTGATTTCATCCCCACTCATCACCGCATAGGGTGTTACGCTATCAATGAACGGATTGAATAGCCTGTGGTCCCAAGGGCTCTTGTCGCGTCTTGGAGTCAGTCCGTCACGGATAGCCGCTTCAATCTTCGCATGTTTTGACCATGCTGCCAGTGCCGCTGCTTTTAACTCTCTGAGTGTTAAACCGTCTGGATTGATTCCGGCATGGGCTGCAAGGGCTGCGATGGTTTCTCCAATAGGAATTCCTCGACTATCGCGTTGACCTTCTCCATTTCCGCCGTCGCTCGCTCTTTGCTTTTCTGCCAAACCTTCTCTAGCAGGTCGCGACGGCTTCGCGGGAAAAAATCGATGATAGCCTCCATGAGTGCATCAGTTGCCGACTCGATGGCATCGCCATAAAGAGCCTTCCCAAATTCATCAGGGGTGATGCCTTTTTGCTTGGCTTGATCCTCAACGCAGCACCACAGCACATCGACACGCAGCACCACGTCATCGGCAAGACGCTTCAGTGGCTCCTTGTCCGATAGGATCCCATCTAGGTCAATACCAAACCGGTCGCGGGCTTTGCGTATCGTCGTAGTGTCGACACGTACCAGCCATTCGCGGCCTTCCTCGTCTTTGAATTTTCGCATAACCCCTCGCTATCAAAACTAACTTGATGCCACTTCGTACCAATCGGGCTCAACAATGTTGCCGCCGTCTCGGATGCGAACGTAATCCACTGTTACGTTAATGGTCTTGTTGCCTTCCAAGTCTTGCGTCTCGTTCATGTCAGAAACGACGCCCGGAAACCGCCAACCCTGTGAGCCAACCGTTGCAATATTGCCGTCCATTGCTGCGAACGTCAGAACAGTATCGTTCAAGTACGAATCGCGAATATCTTCGAGCACCGTATCATCGCCCTTCTCGTACAGATAGCCAAACTGCAATGAGATAGCCTTATTGCCCGGCACCGCACTATTCCAATCGATTTCACGCGACTGGATCGAGTTCATCGTCTTGTTGATCGTCGGATGCGATACGTTGATCGCCTTTTTGATTTCAGCCCACACCGGCGTTCCGTAATCTTCGGAATAGTAGAGCTTGAGGTTCTTACCAACCACCGATGTCATTGAGTCAGCCATATTTTAGCCCCTATTCCAAGTCGTTCTTTTCTGTGATTACGTACGTATAAAGTTGAAACGAGCGAAAGACGTTTTGTTCTTCGACCGCTTCAAACTCATACAGCGGCTCGATTGCTACACTGAGTAGAGTGCAATCAGCCACATACCTGCAATTGATCTTCATGACCCGCTCAATTTCGTCTGCAAAATCGGTCAGGTCTTCCATTTCTTCGATGGTTCCATCATCGTTGGCTTCGCTCGTGTTTTCGAGTGCCTTGACGATTTCAACCATCACCGCAATTTCGTTTCGGTACTGATCGCCGCGTGACGCCGGGCTTGCTGTCTTGCTTGTGGCCTTGACGTAGATCGCAGGGAATTCAGTTAAGTCTTCAAGGTTGTATGCGTGGGTGTAACTCTTGCGTACCGTTGACGATAACGAAAAAATATCTGCGTCAATCAAATCTTGCAGCGTATCGACAATTCCACTTACAAGCGATTTAACCCGGCTCGTCATGCCGTTCCCTTTCGCTTCGTGTGGATTCTGAGTCCGATTTGCCGCGTATCCAAATAACGAACGCACTGAAGGCCGCTCGTTGGAAGAACTTGATAGACACCATCCGAATCAACAATTTCATCGCCGCGTTGAGGTAAACCAAAGTTAGGTATCTCCTCTCCGTTGTAGATGTAATCGCGTGTTACCATTCGGACGATACTGCCATCGGTTCCCATCTGCTCGAATTCGCTTCGACCAAGCGTTACGGTGATCGTCGCACTACTGCTAGCACGTCGGAACGTGACGCTACGAGATACGTGAGTAGCAAGCGTATCAAGCAACCAGTTTACACCGTCGCTCAAAGCGTCTGCCATTGTCACGTACCTCGCTAGTCAATTCGAATTAGGAATGATCGTCAACGCTGGTTCGAGTACCGTTCAGGTCGACTTTCACAACCAACTGTCCGCTGGTTTTGGCGTATGCGGCTGTTCCGATAAGAATCTTACCCGCACCGCTGGACGTCGCTGCAACCTGAGTTGATTCAGTTAAGTACACTAAACCACCTGCTGACCAAGTATCGGACGATTCTGCGGTAACGTCAAATACGCCTTCGCAAACGCCACGCCACTTCTGGCCGTTATCTACACCGGCAAGAGCAGTGATAACACATGCCTTGCTGTCTGTGCTCAAAAGAATGTCGCCAGAAGAAAGAGCAGCACTTGCAGTGCCTTCTCGTTCGCTTGCTGGATGGTATTGAACTGCTGCCATTGTCTAAAATCTCCGTGTTATCGTCGCTTGTTTTTTCGTTGAACAGGTTGCGGAGCCGGAACCGACTCGACAACTTCTGGTTTAATTTCGTCCTGCACAACAACAGGTCCGTGTGGATCGTCATCGTGCACCCTGCGTGCCCACTTCATCCCTAGTAGAGACTCAATAGCACCGGAATCAACTGAAGAGATATCTTGGCCTGCCACGTATGGCACACCCTGAATCTCCACATCTTTATCTAACACCACTCGCATTACTTACTCTCCGGTTATCCGCGAAACTCCCACCGCCGCTTATAGGGCAAGCGATGGGAGCCGCGAGGGGACGATTACAGGCTGGATGATTGGTTGTAGACAAAGCCACGCCAATCCAAAGCCTTAGCACCAACATAGTGACGCACATCGATGTTCAAACCAAATCGACCGTTCACAAGTTGGGTAGTACGAACCACTGGAGCACGTCCAGCACCTTGCAGGAAGGTCAACTCAATCGTATGAGCTTCACGTGAAACCAACCACCAAGTCGAGGTCGAACCGCTGCGGCTTGTGCCTGCGATTGGATCGACTAGGCCGTTAGCCAAACGGGCTTCGCTGACGGTTTCAATGCCGTAGCGAGCCAATGGGTTAATTTCACCGGCATCGCTGGCAGTGGTTGCGTTGCGTACCGATTGAGTCAACTGAATAGCGGTATCGGCCAAGTCTGGTGGGCAAATCAAATGGCTTGGAGCCAAGTTGAGCGATGCGTCACCGTCCTTGAACTTCGACATTGCAGCGATAGCCGCCGACAAAGTGGCACGAGCCAACGCAGCGGAACCGAATCGGTTGCCGTCAGTCGTGTTGGTTAGCGTGCGGCTGGTTGCGGTCAAGGTTGGGTTAGCAAGTAAAATGTTTGCAACCAAATCAGGACGCACACGAGCAGCGGCTAAACCGAAATCTCGTGGAGTGTCTGCCAGCTTGCCGAAGTTATCGGACAGCAAATCACCTTCATCGATTTCCATCTGACGAGCGAAGCGGTAAACTCGAGTCGACTCACTCAAGGTGGATCGTTTAGCGTGCTGAGCTTCGCCACCAATTGGCAGATATGCCAAGTTCTGAGCGGCTTCCATGCGGATACGCTTGTGATCTTCCATATCTGGGTTCTCGGCTTCCACCGTCCAGCCCACAGAAAAGTCGCGAATCTCGTTGTAGCCTTCGAGAACCTTTGCACCGATTGTTGCACCGAATAAATCGGATACAGCACCGGTCGAAAACGCAGCTTGCAAAAGGTCTTGGCGATTGATCGGAGTATCCTTGCCGCTAATTCGCAAAGCGTGAGCGGTCAACTCCAGCAACGAGCAGTTGCGGAAGTGGTTTGCTTGCTCAAGAATTTGCTGCTTACGGTCGCTGTTAATGGACGCCTTGAGCCACTCCATTTTGCAAGCGTCTCGAAACTCTCGCTTGCTCCACTTGTCGCTTTCCACGTTTGCATTGCCACGCATGAGCATAGCAGCTTGCAAAACTTCCATATTTCCAGCGGAGCCGGATGCCTTCGAATGAATTGCTGGCACTTGTGGGCGAGCCTCCCGTTGAGCTTTGAGCCGCTCTTGGCGATGAATAGTAAGTTCGGTCTTTTCAAGCGTCCAACCTTCTGCTACTGCATGAGCAGCAAGATCGATTTGCTTTCCGCCGTGAGTGTATTCAGGGCTGCCAAACTTCGCACACAACTTGCGAATCTCGGCAACTCGTGCGGTTTCTTTAGCAGCTTCGGCACGCAGTTTCTTGACTGCGGACGATGCCTTAGCTTTTCCAGCTTGAACGGGCTTGTCTTCTTCGCCGTCCATAGCCTTCATTTCATCTTCTTTCATGCCGTCTTCGGCTTCCATCTTGCTATCGCCTTCGGCGACAACCTCAGGAGCCTCGGCACTTTCCTCAGCCTGTTCAGCGTACTGCTTCATCAGGGCTTCTTTGGCTGCATCGCTTAGGCTGGAAACTTCTAGCCCTAATGACGCAACCCATTCTTCAAAAGTCGGCATAGTAGCCTCTCCGTTGCCTAAACGTGCCAAAATTTCTGCATGTGTCTTGCTGTCTCCTGGCACTGAAACAAAAGACACTTCTTCGAGTACGCTCGTACTTACGAGCAATATCGGGCCTTGGAAATCTTGCCCGTTAACCGTGATCGATTGACCTTCTTCAATGACCGAGTAATCACCAAGCGATAGTCCAACGGATGCTTTCCAAGGGAATCCGCCTTTACCACTTTCGACAATCTCAATCATGTCTTGCGATGGCACACTAAAAACGCCATCAACAACTATTTCATTGCCGATCTGCAAATCGGTTGAATGTCCAACCGGCTTTTCGGTATCATGATCGCGATGGATTGGTATCGTTTCGTTCGGCACTTCCATGCCCGCGATATCAACCACGACTGGGCCACGCCAGTTAACCGCCAAGTGCGGATACATCACGCCGCCTGAGTAAGCGTACAAACGAAACTTTGCGGGCTCGGCATTTTCTGCCGCTCGCAAATCACATTTGCCCGTCGCGATAAATCGCAGTTGCTTGCTCAAGGTTTCTGTACTCCACTTGGTTTCGGTAGTAACTCAAGTGTCGAGGAAGTGGTTGCTGTTCCTAATGGCGTGACGTAATTCCCGGTCGTTAAATCGGTCGATGGAGCAATACCACCCTTAGTCACTGAGACTACGTAAATTGTCCCCACTACTAATGTACCACCGATGTCAATGGGGCCTTCTTCACAACCAATGAAACGACCATTAGCCGCTGCGGGCGTAATGGCAATACCTTGAGCCGCTGCTTTGGCAACACCATCGTTAGCGTCTGTCTGGTAGGCAAGGCTGTCGGTTTCAGAGATATAGTAGGGCTGTCCCTGAGTAATCGTTTCACCAGCTTTGCGTTCACGAGTTACGTTACGCTGTGTGTCGGTTCCTTTGAGCTTTACATTAGCGGGAGTTTGTGATACGTCAGCCATTACTCATCTTCCTCGCTCACAGAATCAACACTGCCATCGCTTGCGTCTTCGAGTAACTTCGCGATGTTTTCAGGCGATAAACCAACGCCACTTAAAAACACTTCAGCTTGAGCACGATTGAGCGTGCCATCGGCTACGTTTTGAAGCGTCTCAAGTATGGCCTTCTTGTTACGGTTCCATTGCATTCGAGAGATGCCCATGTACTCACCGGATGATTGGTTTGCTACCGCTTCCGGTCCCGCTTCTGGCTGAGCCTTGGTCTCTGACTGCATCACCGTTGCCGTCTCTTGGCTTACAGTGCCCCAACGCTTGCGACGTTCAATCTGCTCGTCCATCTTGCGGAAAAACCAAGTCGGATCGATACCCTGCTCGTTAAGGTATTGCTCATCGAGCTTAAGTCCGCCGTTGATGAGTTGCAGGTTGGTTTGAGCTTCTTCGGCTGGGTTAGCCTGCAATCGTGGCGGCCATCCCCAAGTGTGTGGCGGTTCGTATGAATCAACCAGCGGCAGATAGCCGTCAATGTTCATCGCCTCTTCGTACCACCACTCGAAAATACGCTCCATGCACTCATTGATCCAAATTAACTCACGCTCAAGTTGGATCGAGTGCCAATAAATTTGATCGTCAAGCTTGGCCGATGAGAAGTTATAGTTAGCAGACGATCCAAGGGCCTTGTTTTCAGGCATGTGAACGCATCGAGCAATCTCTTGCAGGATCGCGTTTCGAAAGCCTTCATAAGAGCCAGTAGGCTGCTCTGGCTTGAATTGCTTCATGTCATAGCCATGCGGCAAAGACACCATTAAACCACGGTCGATTTGCACGCTATCGAATGGCTGAATACCTGGATCAGTTGAATAGCCTTCACTATTCCACGGATTAGCCTGCGTGGTGATGATTGCCGACAAGTTGGCTGCCGTCTCGGCTGCGTCAATCGTAGCGAGCGTATAACGCCGCAAGAAAGCAAACAGCGGGAGTGATGGAGTTACTTCGGGCACGCCACGAGCTTGACCGGGACGAATGGCGTTGAATAGATGAATCACATCGTCGGCCATTACGTCGACTTTTTGCCATGCCCCAATATTCCAAATCTCGCCGGGATGCTGCTTGAGGACGTGATAGACGGTCGGATTATTGTACCGGTCGAAGATAATGCCATCGACCATGCCCGGTCGACCTTCCATCCAGCCGGGCGTGGAAACTTGATCGGCTTCAACCAAGTTGATGTCGAGCTTGCAGGCATCGCGTAGGGCTGGATTAGTGGTACGAAGCAGGAAGGTTTCGCCGTCGACAATCTTCGACAATCTAGCCGTACGCAACTTCTGTACAAGCTTAGTGGCTCTGCACCAACGCTTCCACCGCTGTTCGATAACTTTTGAGACGGTCGGATCGAGCTGTACCTGAAGAATAGGCCCCGTCGAAATAGTATCGTTAGCAAGCGTCATCACGATACCGTTGCCAAATGAGTTGCTTTGCAAGCACTCGTAGCGGGCACGCTGTCTTAAAGTTTTGCGTACCTGGAAAGAATTGGCCGCTGCCGCTGAGAGGTCGTCGGCGTAACGCCAATGCTTTTGATTCTCGCCGGTCGTTTGAGCGGCATCATAAGCACCGGCAAGTTCAGCACGAGCAGACGCACGCATCACACCCAAAGCCTTTTGCTGTGGTGTCATCGACGGCGGAATTCGTTGCCCAAACTCATTGAGTAGCATTAGGAGTTCTCGTTGACTGCGGAGCCTTTGCGAATTTTTGCAAACACCATGCCACGAAATGGGCTTTGAAATGCAGCGTTAGCCGCTCGGTGACGATCCGCATCGATGAGTTCAGAAGTAGACGCACGAGTTGCAGACGTGCCGTCCACAGAGACGTTAGAGGGCTTTTGGGCCGCTTCAGCAATTTCGGCGGGCGTTAAAGAGCCATCGGCATTAGGCATAGGATTGCACCTCCTAAACGTGCAACCCTAATTTTAACCTAGTTGTCAATGGGGCTATTTGGAAACAAAAAAAGCACCCAGGTTTACAACGCCTGGATGCTTTAGATTGTAGGGAGGCCGCGCCAACGACCTATGCCCCTTAAATACGTTTCCCCACTGCAAAAAGAGAAAGATATTCCGCAATGGATTCTTGTGATTGTATCACGCAAGTCAATGCCGTCAATTGCCCTTTCGTCGCTTTTTGGCCTCATCACGCATTTGAGCGAGCGTCTTGCGTTCCGGCTTCACCGCTTGCCGGATTTCGTGCTCACGCAGTCGACCACCGACAACGGAACCAGCCACACACGCCATCACGAGCGAATCACCGTAGTGATCCTCAGCCCCGGTATTAAGTTTCCATTCCACGAGCTTGCGTCCTTGTCCGGTCGTCTCGATAGGTGTCCAGGCTGCAATGTGATCGGCATACATACGATGTTGAGCCGGGCTTGCCTTGAATAACATCAACGCACCGGGCTCGCCATCCGGTTGACGCAACCTTGCATGGGCAAATGTTTTCCAGTGGTTGGAGTCAGCCACAATATGGCGGGGTCTTTGGTTCTGGGCCTGCGTTGGATTAATACGCCAATTGTCGCCAATGATTTCACCTTGCTTAACCGGCCATTGGTTCATTGGCTTTTTGCTGGCTGTAATTCCCATGCCATGCCACGGGAGCCAAATTGCACGCTGTTGAGTCTGACGGACAAAACTGTAGATGGTATCGGTTAGCGGGCCGTCGTTGGCATCGAGAACGATACGCTCCAAGTTCATGGGTGTGCCGTCATCGCGTACATACTCACGCGATAGCATAAACGACTCAAAACGCCGTAGGCCTGCGAGAATCGATGCGGATAAACTACTCACGCCGGTTTCGTGCTGAATCGTCCTATCGGCTTCGGATAAGCCAAAGTAAATCTTACCTTGTTCAGGCCATACGCCGTAATCAACCACATAAGAAGTAAATCCTGGAGCGACAGCAAGCACCGTCCAGTAAAGCACCGTACGCTGCACGTCGACACCTGCCACGAGATGCACGCATTCTTTCGGTACAACACCACGCTCGTACCCGCTAGCACGAATGGCGATAGAATCACTCGATGCAGCGTAAACCCCAGTTGATAGATCGATGCCCTCTTGTGGATCGCTTTGGTATTCTGCATCGAACGTCAGCGGATTGCGAAACTTTAGGTTGTAGGCGTGTTGCAACGCAGATACTTCATAAGGCTCAAATCGCTCTTTCCATGTGACATCGGTATCGGCTTCGATGGTCTTTTGATGTTTACGCCAAAACGCAGTTGCACGAGTGATGTTGTCGTCGCCAAGCATCAAATCTGATTTACGCAACTCGGCGTATTCATCGATTAATTCTTGCTCTTTTGACCACTTCACGACGAGCTTTGTTACGGTCCCTTGCCATTCAGGCGATAACTGCCTTTGGAGTAAACGCCACGACATATCGCCGTATCGAATCACCGTACAGGGGCAGACACCGCAAATGCGGACACCGGGACCAGCAAGCCCAAGCACCGCACCCATCATCACACGCCATCGCTTGTCGGACTGTTTATCGCTTGCAGCAGATGAATCTGTCTGTGGATCGTCGGGAATAACGCATGTGGGACGAAGAACCACTCCATCTTCTCTGGTGAATTGAAATCCCCGTAAGCGAGATAATAAGCCACCTGCTTGGATGATGCTTCCGCTTGATTTACTCCCTGGTACGGTAGGGAGAATAATTCGCTTGCCTTTATAACCGATTCGAGTTCGTTCGCCATTGAGAGTCTGCCCTATTGCTTTTTTGGTTTCGCCTTCAAGACATCGTATCGGATAGCACACCTCTGGGAAGAGTGCCAACAGCGTTTCGTTTGTTTCGAGTAGCGTTCGGATCGTATCGAGTAACTCATCCGCTGCGGTAGCGTTAGCCCCAAGAAGTGCCACGTAAGGCTGATGGCCGTAAAGTACCGCCCAAAGTGCGGCACGCAACACGATAGTTGTCTTGCCAAATCCACGAGGCATCGCGATAGCCTGCAAGCCACCACGAGTGAAAACGTCTTGCAATCGCGTGATGAGAATCCTATGGGCGGGCGAAAATGGAAGCGGAAACGCAGTTGGAAAGCAAATGAGTAAAAACGCTTCAAGATCGGTAGATAGTTTCTCACGAAGTTTTGGATCGGCACACGCCGGAAGCGGAGCGATTTCCTTGGTTAGATTTCGCTGCTTACGTTTACGCTCTGCGTCACGGGCACGAAGTTTATCCAACTCTGCTGGCGGCAGTTCGTGAGTCTTTTTCTTAGCCATCGTCAATCCATGCGTTTAACTGCTCAACGGATACCCCGCTTTCCGCTGCGATATCCTCCACAGGAATAGCAAGTCCAGAAGTATTTGCAGCGTCAACTGCTCGCCTCAATGCACGTTTCAGTTGTTGCATTTCACAGTGCAATCGATTTATTTGCTCACTAAAAACGTACAGCGATGTAATCGATTGAGGCTCAGGCGGTTTGGTTGTTAAAATTTCTTCACTCATTACTGTCCTCGCATGAACTCGTACTGGTAATTAAATACCATAGACGATCCATCGTGCCGAGTCGCAATTGCACGCAAGCACTTAACTGACCACCCAAACTTTTCGTAAATCGGTGCTACGTTAGGAAGCCCAAGTATAACAGCGTCTTGTTTTCTTTTTGTCGCTAACGCATCAATTTCTCGTGCTACATCAACGTCACAAAATTTCGCTGAATAGCCATCCCACTTTTCTTGAATAAGATTATTGACCGCTTCAATGACAATTGCTGGGATTTTATCAGCACGCTTTGCTTCGGCTTCACCTGGCGTTATTGGTTTCATTTTGACCTCGCAAATTGGATGGACTTCTTCATAATTGCCGAT